GTGGTGAGCGCCAGCCTCGAGAGCCGAGCCCGGGTCGCGCGGCGGCAGGCGGCCGCACTCGACCTGCGGATGGTGCAGCGCGGCACGGAGATCGAGCTGCGCGACATCACCGGCCGGGTGTTCGCCGGCGGGCTCGCCGCCGCCGAGACGTACCTCCGGGAGTTGCACGAATCGCGGCAACCAGGTCCAGAGCGGTCCCAGATGCCCGCGGCGTGGCGAGAGATGACATGCGCCTACCTCGTCCACCTCGCGGCGGCGGGCCACACGGCACGCACGATCGACGCCCGCCGCAAGGCCATCACGCGGCTCGCCCGTGCGCTGCGCCGCCCGCCCGAACAGGTGACCGCCGAGCAGATCGTCGACTGGTTCGGCCGGCAGGACTGGAAACCGGAGACGCGCAGGTTCTACCGCAGCGCAGCCCGCGGGTTCTTCTCGTGGGCGTACACGACCGGCCGGGTGTCGACGTACCTGGGCGACGGGCTGCCGGCGGTGCGGGTGCCCGCCGCGGTCGCCCGGCCGGTCCCCGATGACGCCTGGCGAGAAGCGCTCGCCGTAGCCGATCCCCGCGTCACCGTCATGATGCGGCTCGCGGCCGAAGCCGGGCTGCGTCGCGCCGAGGTCGCCCGGGTCCACACGCGTGACGTCGTCGAGGGCATTGGCGGCGCTCAGCTCGTCGTGCACGGCAAGGGCGGCAAGATGCGCGTCGTGCCGATCAGCGACGCGCTGGCCGACGTGCTGCGACGCGGACCGGCCGGCCACACCGCAGGGATGCCGGCGTCGGGCTGGCTGTTCCCCACCGGTGTCGGCGGCCACATCGGCGAGCACCAGGTGGGGAAGATCGTCGCCGCGGCGCTGCCGGACGGTTGGTCGATGCACAAGCTCCGGCACCGGTTCGCCACCCGCGCGTACCGCGGCAGCCGGAATCTGCGGGCAGTGCAGCAGTTGCTCGGTCACGCCTCGGTCGCGACCACCGAGCGGTACACCGCCGTCGACGACGACGAAGTCCGGGCCGCAGCCATGGAGGCGCAGAACTGATGTCGCTCGCCGGTCAACGAATGTTTGCCGCGACACGCCCGACACGCCGTGACCTGACGAACTCACGGCCGAAATTTATCGCGCTGACCAGCAGAAATGCATATGGCCGCCAAATTTATCCACAGGTTGCCGGGGAACGCCTCCGCGCGGCAGTAGGCTCAGTCCTGCGGGACCGCTGTTGCCGGGCGGGTGCGCCAACACCCGCCCGGCATGCGATCTCGTGGGGCCTGTTGCACGTTGGTATGTGTCCTCGCGTTTGCCACCCGGGGTTTCCGGTTCGAATCCGGCAGGCTCCACTTTTTCGCGCGTCCAGCCGTCGAACTACTCCTGTGGACTACTTTTCGGGCTGGCGAACTTGACTGTAGCCCTCTTGTCAACCACTGTCACGCACCGAGCACTGCGCGTTTTCTCAGAATCGTCTACTTCGACAGAGTGCGTTTTGAGTCGTTTTGCGTCGTTCTGCATCACTCAGCCGCAATCTGCATGCGTTGGCTACGCGGCTCGTCGAGTGAAGAACCCTCGCCGACGCAGGCGTTTTCTTAGGGTTTATACCGACTTGGACGGCATTGTCGTCAACCGCTCAGCAAACTCCGCGGCCTGTGGATAACTTTCTCAGATCGTGGCTGTGCCCTTCGGGGCGTACGTGTTCAGTCGGTCGACGTTGAGGATCTGCCGCCGCACGTTGTCGGCGACCCTGTTTTCGTCGATGCCGTTCACGGTGACCGCGACGTGCTTCGAGTTGTCGACCGGCCCGGGAGCGGGACCGGTGCCGATGCCGGACGCCGGTGTTCCCGGCGGTGCCATACCGGGCATTGCTGCGCCGGCGGCGTCGATCGCGGACGGGATCATCCCGAACGGAAGTCCGCTCGCCGCGGCCGGCGTGAGGATCGGCTGATCGCCGCCGGCCACCGGTGAACCGGACCACGGTGTGCCGTCGCCGTTGGCGTAGCCGGTCTGCCAGGGGAAGCCCTTGCCCTGCGGGGTGTACTTGGTGCCGAGCATCGCGTTCGCGAGCTTGACGAGACCGATCTCGCCGAAGTCGGGGAACAGGTCGCCGAGCCCGAACGTCTCTTTCACGAATGAGCCGAGGATCCCGCCGAGCGGATCGAGCTCGCCGCCGGCATCCGACGACGACGATCCGGATCCGGTGCCCGTCTTCGTCTTGTCCTTCTCGAACTTGCCTTTCTGCGCTTCGCCGAGCTCGGCGCGCGCGTCGTCGGCTTCGCGGCGCGCGACGTCGGCGTCGTACTGCGCTTTACGGACCGCTTCGTCGGCGGCCATGACCTGCGACTGCTCGGCGTCGGCGTCGAGCTCGCGGCGTCGCTGCTCGGCCTGCGCCACTGCGGCGTCGGCCTCAGTGATGCGCTGCTGCGCGTCGGACAGCTTGTCCTGCGCGGACTTGACCGACTTCGGATCAGGCACGTAGTAGCCCGATTCGCCGGTCTCCGGGTCGACGCCGGGAGCGCCGGCCGACACCGCGTAGTCGCCGCCGACCGCCTGCTGCTTGGTCGTGAACGTGTTCGGCCATGCCTTCGGTCCGCGCTCCGGCCCGCGGTCACGCAGCAGGTTCTCGGCCGCGGCGATCTGCTGATCCTTCGTCGCCAGATCGGCGCGTTCGGCGTACTGCTTGCCGTACGCATTCCACGTCGGCTGGTCGAATTGCAGCCCGCCGTAGTAGCCGTTCCCGGTGTTGATCTGCCAGTTGCCGCCGGATTCCTTCTGCGCGATCGCGTCCCAATCCGGGACGGTCGTCGTCGTCGCCGGTGTCGCGGTGCCGCCGAAGCCGGCCAGATCCGGCGCAGCGCCGGTCGTCGCCGCGGCGGCGACGTCGTTCGCGAAGACGTGGACGTGATCCATGTGATCATCGGTCGGCGAGCCGCGGCCCGAAGCGTCCTGTTCGCGGCCGTCGCGGTAGATCAGCTTGCCGCGCCACATGATCCGATCGACGCCGGGAAGTGACAGCGCGAACTGTGCGACCTGATTGCCGAGCGCGATCCCGTCTTCCTGCTGCCAGTTCGGGATCATCACGTCGAGCGCGCGGCCCGAGCTGTGCTCATTCGGGCCGTCCGGCTGCCGATAGTCGCCGATCGTCTTGATCTGCGGGAACTGTGACGCGATGAGCTTCTTCATCTGCGCGGTGAACGGGAGCATCCCGCCGGCGTCGCCGAGCCCCCCGTTCGCGAACGACTGAAGCATCCCCAACCTGCGGCCGGTCTCGAGCCAGATGTCTTTCGACCGCTGCGACGCGTTGATCGGGATAAACGCCTCCGGGTCTCCGGCTTCGGCCCACTGAACGACGCCGCCGTTACCGACCGGCGGCTGAATCACCGCGCTATCGGGCAGCGGATCAATGCCGGCGAACAGTCCCCCGGCCGCGCGTCCGGCCGGCGTCAGCAGATCGGTGATTGATGCGCCGGGAGCAGCTGGCTTCGCGTTCGGATTGCCCGCCGGCGGTGCCGCGTTCGGGTTGAGCATCGGGTACTTCGCGAAGAACTCGTCGAGCTGGCGTTGCAGCTGCTCCGGTTTGAGCTGCGGCTCGACCGGCGGCTGAATCGGAACGCCTGCTTCGCGGTCGCGGAACTCGCGCAGGATCCGCTCGCCCTCATCGGTGGTCGCCGTGACGACGAGCCCGGTCGGTGTCTGCTGAACCTCGAGTCCGAGCGCGCGCAGCCGGGAGATCGTCTCCGGCGAGTTGTCGTCGATCGTGATCGTCTTGCCGTCCGGGATCGACAGCACGGCGTCGCCGAGCGCCTGGTTCAGCTGCGCGGAACGCTGCGCCTGTTCGGCCTGCTCCGCCATCGAGTGCCGCGTGACGTCGAGCCGGCCGTTGAGCGCGTCGGCGCTGTCGGCCGCCCGATACAGACCGTCAGCGAGCCCGAAGCCCTTCTCGGCTTCGGCCTCGAGCTTCGCAGCGCCGGCTTCGTCGCCGAAGAACCGCTTCATCGCCGCGCTGACCTTCGCGACCGCCCCGTACGTGTCGCCGAACGCGTTCACCAGCAGCGCCACGGTGCGGATCGAATCGCCTACCGTCTTGACGAGCGTCTGCCCGAAGCCGATCGCGACGTCGCCCACCTTGGCGAAGAAACCGATGATGTCGTCCTTGTGCTCGACGATCGCGTCCGCAGCATCGGCGAAGACAGGGGCGAACGCGCCGGCGAGGCTGCTCTGCATCCCGGCCACACCGAGCTCAACCGCACGACGCGCCGACTCAACCGAGCCGGCCGCGTTGTCACCCATCGTGTTGAGCGCGCCTTCCGCGGCTCCCTCGACAGTTCCGAACTTCTCCACCGCGACAGACGGATCCCACCGCGCGAACGAGCCGATGAAGTCGCCGGCAGTATCGCCGAGCAGCGCCATCGCCGCCTGATTACGCACTACCGGATCCTCGATGCCGCGGATTTTGTCGAAGACCTGATCGAACGCCCCGAACGCCTCAGGCCCGCCCGCCCGGAACTTCTCGAACATCTCCCGCCCGTTCAGTCCGATCGAATCCATCGCCTCGACCATCGTGTCGCGTTCCTCGGAGAGACGACGGCCGAACTCCCGCAACGCATCCGCCGAACGGTCGCTCACATCGACGCCGTTCTCCTGCGCCTGCTTGATCAACGCCAACGACTGCTCCGCGGTCAGCCCCGCGTTCATCCAGCCCGACGCGTACTCCTGAAGTGAGTCGATGATGTCGTCGCCGAGACCCGCCTGAAACGAGCGAGTGATGATGTCGAACGCGTTCCCGACGTCGGTCGCTAACCCACTCGTCACCAGCGTGCGCGCCGTGTTGATCGTTCCGGTCAGGTCACCGGCAATCAGGTCGTTGATCCCGCTGACCTGCTTCAGCACGCCCTCGACTTCCCGATCAGTCATCTCGGGATTGATCAGGCCCGCCCGCCACGCTTCCTGGGCCGCCTCGAGGACGGCCGCACTCGATTCCCCGAAGTTCTGGCCGTACACCCGGCCGGCGAGCTGCCCGATTCGCGCCATCGTGGCGTCATCCACGCCGAGCCGCGCCTGCACCAGATCGCCCGCGGCTTCCCTGTCCATGCCGGCGAGCACCTGCTGCGCGATCAGCGAGCCACCCGCCAACGCGACGCCGGCCGCCGCCGTGATCGCGAGCCCGATCGGTCCGGCCTTCGTGCCGAGCTTGGTCACCTGCGCGCCGAAGCCGGCGACGAACGCCGCTCCCGCGCCGTCTCCGCCGCCGCTGCCAGCCGACTCGAGCCCGCCGCCCGACAGCGCCCCCTCGGCCATCTCCTGAAGCGCGTCCGTCGCCTCCGACGCCTTCTCCCGTATCCGATCGAGCCAGCCGCCGGCCCGCGCCGCCCCGGGTGGATCGGCCGCTTCGCGCTGCGCATCGGCGAGCCGCTGCTGTGCCCGCTCGAGCTGCCGACTCTGTGTCTCGATGTCCCGCAGGGCGGACTCCTGCGCCCGAAGCGCCGTGTTGCGCTGCGCCTCCGCCCGCGCCAGCGACGAGCCGCCCTTCTCACGTACCTCTGCGATGCGCGCTTCGGCGACGCGGAGCTTATCGGCCGCCGCGGCCTCCTTATCGCGCAGCTTCGAGATCGCGTCCGATGACCGCTTCACCGCCGCCTCGGCCGACTTGACCCCGTCCTGAACGCCGCCGGCGATCGCCTTCGACGCCGACTTCGACACGCCATCGAAGGCGCGATCGAGGTCGCGGGAGATCTTGCCGACCCCACCCTCGAACGAAGGGATTATCGGAAGCGCATAGTAGCCGATATCTGTTCCGGGACTGGTCATTTCGTGTCACCACGCCTTTCTATATGCCGCGGTTATCGCGAAGTTTCGGGTCGAAATAAAAAAAATCCCGACTCACCGCGAAGGAGTCGGGCACCCCGGCCCCTTGAGAAAAGCGACGGGGGTGTTGGCGCAGCGCTGGCGGAACCGTGACTTGCCCTCGTCCAGCGCTGCGCCGTTCCCCGCGGCGAAGGGGGCCGCGAGTCTGGGGTTAGACGAACCACGCGGTCGACTCCCCGGAACTCGACCGCCGCAATCGAGCGAAGGGACTGGCTCGCCGCGAGCATCAGAAGGGGCGGTGTGGTGCCCACGGTCGACGCTGTGGTGTCGCCGATGATGTGGGCGGCTGCTCCCCGACTGCGCAGCCGTTCCTGTGGTCCTCGGGCGCGTAGGACCGTGTCGCGCAGGTGCAGCGTCGAAGTTCGCGCGGCCATTCGTCGCCGTCCTGGTCGTCGGGCATCAGAACCAGCCGAGGTCGGTACGCGGTGCGGCCGGCGTGGTCGGTGCCGTGTTGTCGAACCAGCCGAGGTCGGTCGTGCTGGCTTCGGCTCGGTCGAGTGCGGCGGTCCGGTCGGCTCGGCGCTGCGCTGCTTGCGCGCGTTCGGCGCGGCGCTTCACCGCGAGCGGGCGTTGCCGCGCCATCCATTCGGGATCCGGACCGGGGCCGCGATGCATCAGCTTCAGCCCGCCAAGCCGGTGAGCTTCTTCGCGCAGTGGGGCTTGTTGACCGCCATCGCGGGCACCGCGTATGCCTGCACGTAGCTGGTGCGCTTGTGCGGATCGCGCCACGTCTCGGTCTTGAGGATCTCCTCGAACCCGATGATCCCGACCTGCCCGCGCTGGACAACCCACGCCGTTCCGGCGGTGATGTGGACGTGGGAGAACATCGTCAGGCCGAGGCTGCGGAGCATCGCTTCGAGCCGGTCGCCGTAGGCCACGCGCAACGACATCTCTTCCTGCGGGTTGACGAGCAGCGTGTCGTATGTCGTGCCGAGCCGCTCGTTCTTCCCGACCATCAGCGCGGCGGCCAGGTCGGCGGCCGGCAGTTCTGTGTTCGGAGTGAGGGTTGATTCCGGGCCGCTGGTGAATGCGTTCATCCAGTCATTGCCGGGGATGGTGTTCTGCCCGGTGCCGGCGGCGGCGTCGAGGATCTCGAGTGCCCGAGTGTTGAGGCGCTCGACGATGGTGTTCGTGAGCTGCGTCGTCTGGTCGTTCAGGTACTCGGTGTCGTTGCGGTGGACGCGTTCGTCTTCGACGGCGAACTTGCCGCCCCAGTCCTGCGGCTTCGCGAGCTGCGGCCGTGGGTCGACGCGCTTCACGATCGGGTACTCGGTGCCCGGTGCGCGCTCTTCGATGGTCTGGTTGGGATCGAGGAAGTAGTCGTCGATCTTGACCTCGTTAAACAGCATCGCGCCGCCGGTGACGGGTGTGCCGAGCGTGTGGAAGATCTTGTCGAGCACCAGTTGATCGGCGGCCAGATTCGCGATGCGCTCGGTGATCCGATTCGGCTGCTTCAACGCGACGCTGACCGTGAGGTTCAGCCCGTTCAGCTCGGGGGTGAGGAATCCGGCCATCAGTGATCATGCTCCGTTTCGTGCTCGGGCTTCGACGTTGGCTGCGATGAACCGCCAGCGGCCGTTGACGCGTTCGGCGGGTAGTCGGCCGCGCCGGCGGAGGTCGCGGACGCCGTTCGGGGTGATCCCGAGGACGGCCGCGGCTTCGTCGGCGCTGAGGGTTGCATGCGAGCCATGTTGCGCCGAATTCCGTTGTCGCGCAGGGATGCCAGTGCTCGCGCTGGCGTCGGCGACGCGCTGCGCGGGTATTCTCCTGGTCGACCCACTGGCGTCGCGATTCGCGGCGATGCCAGTTTTTCCGATCGCGCGGCGCAGGTTCAGCGCGGCGATGCGGACGTTCGCCGGCGGGAAGTCCTGCGCCTCGAGGACATCCAGCACGGTCCGCGCCTCGTCGACCGACAGCAGCACCCCCGCGGGAACGGCGCAGATCACCAGCTCGCCGCCTCGTCGCCCTGGTCGTCGTCGAACCATGCCGCAGCCTCGTACTTCGCGCCGTCCGCGGCGTCGCCGTGCGCGTAGTCGGTGACGCCCGGATCGCCCGGGTCGCTGTCGTCGACGACGGGTTCGACGATCTCGCGAAGCACGCGAAGCGCGTCGTCGGGGTTGCGGTCGTCGAGCGCATAGACGCGGATGAGTTCGTGCCGGGCGGCCGCGATGTCGTCGGGTGTGAACCCGGCGCGGATGTAGTCCACGCTCAGGTTGGCGACCAGCTCGAAGTCCTGGTCGCCGCTGCGGGCGGCGGTGAGCAGCATCGCGGCGAACTGGCGCGCGCGGCCGGCACGGGCTGCGGCGTTCGCGCCGGGGACGTCTTCGTAGTCGGTGATCATGGGTTGCCTTTCTGCGGGTTGAGTGACCGCGGCGGCGATCGCCGCGGCTTGTGCCGGTGTGAGTTCTCGGGTCCGTGCGAGGCAGGGGGTTCGGCGGTCGCGGCCGTCCGGCTCGGAGCACCATCGCGCCGGAGCTGCGCCACACACCGGGCAGGCGCGGCCGAGTGCTCGGGTATCGAGGTAGGCGCGGACGAGGACACGGCCGTGATGGCGAATCATGCGTTCGATCCCGTTCTCCGCGCGCGCGGTCGGTGGTTGCGTACGTCCCCGGCTTGCATACCGGTGGGGGTGGTCAATTGCGGTAGGGGTTTGCGCGCCTTCTTGCACGCCAGTGCATGAAGGGATCTGTAGTCCGTAGGTAGGTTGTCCTGTGTTGCACCCACGGGGGTGCAAGGTGTGTTGCACGGCTGCCGTGCAAGGTTCGGGCGCTGATGTTGCACCCCTAGTCGTGCAAGGTCGCTCAGTTCAACATGCACGGTTTCCGTGCAACATCCGCACACGGAACATGCACGGCAGCCGTGCAACATCGGTCCGCGGGACATGCACGGATTCCGTGCAAGGTGGGGTGTCATACCGGTCTCGCCTTCGGTGGTAGTGAGACGGGCGCGGAGTGCCGAAGCAACTCTTCGTCGGTGAATCGGCGGCCGCCGGCGCACACGACATAGGCGCAGCGGCGCGGAACGACCTGCCCGTCGCGGATGTACTCACGGATGATCAGGCGGCGGTCTTTCACGGCGCGGTCCAGCGCACGCTTCGCGCGTTCGCGGTTGAGACCCCAGCCGAATTGCTCGGAGATCTGTGCGGCCGAGGTTTCCCAAGGTCGCCGCGCCGAGCCTGGCGTGATTGCCCAGGACAGCATGAACACCATCACGACAAGCCCATCGGAACCGAGCGCGTCATCGTGTGCGCCTGATCGAATGAGATCGTCCGAGATCCAGGTGACGCCTTGCCGGATCGGCTCGCCGACTACCTGTATCGGATTCCTTCGTCCCACGTCGAACTCCCGTTTTCTTGATCACCGAGCGAACAGTTCGAACGGGTGTCATGCCGAGGCGGCCTCTTGCGCTTCGAGCCAGGCGAGGACGACGGCCTTCCGCCACACCCGGCGGCGACCGATCTTGAATGACTGCGGTCCGTAGCCGGTGTGCGCCCAATAGCGCCAGGTCGCCTTCGGTGTTCCGGTGAGTTTCTCGAGGTCTGCTGCGCTGAGAAACTCCGGTGTCGACTCTTCCTGCGTACTCACTTGTGTTGCGCCTTCCTGTGTTGGCAACTGCCGATACAGTGGACGCTAGGGAGTCGGTGTTTACTTCGCTTGTGAACTCGGACTGATTGTCCGCGTGGACTATTCGCTCAACGCATACTTTGCTGATCAGGACAGGCAGGAAAAGTTATGAAGCGGAATCGCCGAGCAGGCGTTGAGGACCGCTGGACGAGGACAGTCCGCGAGGCAGACGGCTCGACAAAGAGCGTTCCGAGCGCGAGCCATGGCAAGGGCAGCCGGTGGCGCGCGCGGTACGTCGACGAGCAAGGCCGCGAGCACGCGCGAGGCTTCGCCCGCAAGACTGATGCGCAGCGATGGCTCGACCAACAAGTCAGCGATCAGGTGACCGGCACATGGACGGACCCCGCGCTCGCGGTGGTCACGTTCGGCGCGATCGCTGAACGCTGGTACGGGACGAAGGCGACCCGCGCGCCGAAGACGGTCGCCGGATACCGCTCCCTGCTCGATACCGTCGTGCTGCCGCGCTGGCGCGACGTGCCGCTGCGGGACGTGCGCTTTGACGACTTGCAGGTCTGGATCGCCGCCTTGTCGGCAACGGGATCCACGCGTTTCGAGGGCCGCGGACTCAGCGCCTCACGGGTCCGCCAGACACACCAGCTCGTCGGCGCGGTGCTGAAGTTCGCCGTCCGTGCGAAGCATCTCCCGGCCAGTCCCGCCGAAGGGATCGAGCTGCCGCGCGTCGGCGAGGTCGAGCAGCGGTTTTTGACGCATGAGCAGTTGCACCGGCTCGCGATCGCCGCCGGCCGCTTCCGGACGCTCGTGTTCGTCCTCGGATACTGCGGCCTCCGCTTCGGGGAGGCGGCTGCGCTCCGGGTCGGTGATGTCGACCTGGCGGCGCGTCGTATCCGCGTTCGGCGATCCGTCACGAACGTGACGGGCCGCGGACTCGTGGAGGGGCCAACGAAGAATCACAGCGCCCGCACGGTGCCGGTGCCGAGGTTCCTCGCCGACCTTCTCTCGACCGAGGCTGCATCCCGCGCCGAGGATGAGCTGCTGTTCCCGTCGCGCCGCGGCGGCGGCTTCGTCACGATCGGCGAACTGCGGTGGGCATTCGATCCGGCCGCGGAAGCGATCGGCCAGGCCGCTCTAACGCCGCACGATCTGCGCCACACCTGCGCGTCACTGTCGATCGCGGCCGGTTGCAACGTGAAGGTTCTGCAACGGCTGCTCGGCCACAAGACGGCGACGATGACGCTCGACCGGTACGGGCATTTGTTCGCTGACGATCTGGACGCGATTGCGGACGCGTTCGACGCTGCTGCGGACGGTCTGCGGACGGTCCCGGCGCTGAAGACGGTTCCGGCTGGCCGAAGTATGGCCTGA